ATTGCCGCAGCTCTTTACACAACACTGGTTGTGACACCAGTGCCATGGATCACACTTGCAACAGCATGGTTTCCAACTATGTTTGCAATTGATTTAACTTTCAAAATCGGTACAATCGCTTTACTTAAAACTTTCGGTGTGAAATATAACACACTAATTAATCAATAATCCAAGAGGATACAACAATGTTCAAAAAATTATTTAATGAAATTCGTGCAGACTTAAAAGCAATGAATGCTGAAACTGATGCTACGATTGCACGTATTGAAGCAAGACAAGTAATTGAGAATGGTAAAATCGTTACTATTCCTGATTCAGTCTTAAATGCCGCCACATTGGTGAACTAATATGTGGATACTGCTAATCTTAATGTTTCTTATGATCAGCCCTGTCATCATCTATAAAATGGTAGGGTTGATTCTTCTTCTCTCTGGAATGATAGCGGGAGCGCTATTAATAATGCTTTATTTAATTGGAGTCAAACATGATTGGTTTTCTAAGACAGGTTAAAATGCACCTGAATGATTTACGTGCTGAAGCTGAGAGAGTCAAACAAGCTGAAGCTGACGCTAAGATGGTAGAGTATCTCGAAAGAGAAGTATTAGCTCACAGATTAGCAGTATCAGGGAGGGCAGTAGTACATGGTTATTTCAAACCAGAATCAAAAGGTGATAAATCTAAGGATGAAAAATCTTTAGGCAACACTCTTGATATAGATCAGTTAGGCTATATTGAGAGTGCAAGGGAAGTTAGTATTGATAACTTAGTATTCTTAAAAGACACTCGATGGTTTAATAAGAATGAAGTATTCGGTATCACTGATATCAAAGGGTCCATAATCCCGTTCTATGTTGACAAAAATGATTTTAAATTTCTACAGCAGGTGAAAAAAGCTAGACCCATCCAATAGGTTAATAGCCTATTGTAGAAGCCTCAATTCCTCCTACCCTTCGGGGTAGGGGGTTCTTCCTTATTTTTTTTTTTCTTAAAAAACTATGAATAGAGAACTTCTACAATATGGCGTTACAGTTGGTTGCACAATTTTATTAATCGGTTTATCAGTTCAAACATTGACGTTTGCTACAGCATTATATCTATTCGAAAGAGGTTCGCGATGATTGGAAAAACTATGGTATTAATTTTTGTTGCCATATTGGTTCCTAGATATCTCTTAAATGCTAAACAGATAGATCACATTCGAAATAAGAAGATAAGGGTTGAATATGCGAAATAGATTAAAACAATCGTTAACACGTAGAGTGCAACTTGAAATTGCACCACAAAGCCCTTTAAAATTTCTTAAAGAATTAAGTATCGATAATATATTAGATACAATAATATCTAATGTGTATTTATATACACGACCTAAAAGAGGTGCAGTAAATAAACAAATACTAATGGTGGAAGTGATTAGTATTATTGGGCATTCAGTAAGGAAAGGATTAAAGAAAGATTCATCTGTTGCGGCTAAGACTGGTGCATTCATATTATATTCATTTGAAGAGCTTGGAATGCTTAGAGCAATACTCGGTTCTGCTGGTAATGGTCATGCAACATATATTGTAGAAGTTTTAGATGATGCAACAATACAATTACTATGGGAAGGTGTAAGCAGAGAAGGTGCCAAAGGTAAATTACCTTCAGTAACACCATATGAACCTTATACAGAATTCAAACACCCTACTGGACAAGTATTAGTCAAGACGGGTAATAAAGATGTTCCAACAAAATTAACACCTGCAACACATCCTATAGTATTTGATTCAGTAAATAAAAGCTTAAATACGGGTTGGCAAATAAACAAAGAAGTTTATAATGTTTCTAAATGGGCATTGAATAACCATACTGATGCATTTAGTGATATATGGGAGCAGCAAAATCCTCAAGCTAAGACTACTAAATTAAGGGAAACAAAAGCTATTCTATCTATAGCAGATAAGTTCATGGATACTGTATTTTACCATATGTACTATCTTGACTTCCGTGGAAGGAAATATCCAACAACGGCATATCTCCATGAACAATCTAGTGATATTGCTAAAGGTCTTTTAATGCGTCAAGATAAGAAAGTAATTGGTGAAGAGGGTTTCTTTTGGCTATGTGTATCTATCGCCAGTAACTGGGCAGGTTCATCAGGACGTGAAGATGGTGCAAAGACGGATAAGATCAATCTCAAAGACCGATATCAGTGGGTATTAGACAATCAAGAGATTTTATTATCATATGCAGAAAGTCCAAAAGTAAATCAAGGATGGATGTCAGGAGATAAGCCATGGCAATTCTTAAGTGCATGTATTGAGTTAAGAAATGCTTTAAAATTGGGACCAAGATATTTAGAGTATGAGTCACATGTTGAATGTTTTATTGACGGATCAACGAACGGCTCACAACATTTATCTGCATTAACAAGAGATGAAATAACAGCTCCATATGTTAATTTAATTCCATTAGAACTTCCAGGTGATTTATATGCATATGTTGCCGAACATGTATGGAATAAAATATCTAATGACATAGCAAGAATGCCAGCGGATTTAATCTTTCAATGTGAAGATTTTATAGATGGTTTAATTAAATTAAAGAAAAAGATTACTGCATCCGAACCTAAGTCTGAAATTAGGAATCAACTAGTAGCTCAAATTAAAGCCTATAAACAACAATGGGCTGATATTGGCTCTGTTGCAGCGCCTGTATTTTGGAATCGTATAAAGGATTTGAAACAAAGAAGGAAGATAGTTAAAAGAAACACTATGACTCTTCCCTATGGAGGTAGCAGCTATGGATTGGGAGAGCAACAAATCCTTGATGCAAAAAAGCATGGAATAGACTTGCTACTTCATATGGAGCATAAATGGGGAGCTTGGCTGGGCAGACTAGTATTTGAAGATTGTAAAGCTTCATTAGAGAAGCCGATGAGACTGTTAAATATATTTGAGAATGCCGGAAGAAGCTGTGAGAAAATTGAAGAATTTTTATCATGGAATGTTCCAATAGTAAACTTTCCTGTGGTACAAAATTATACAGAAGGTAAAGTTAAAAAGATTTATGTACAGTATGGGCCACCAGTTGGCCCACGTAAATCTACAGGTTATTATGAAAACACTTTTCAATTAGCAATATGTTTTATTGAAGATGTGGTTCCTAGTAAAGGTAAACAGTCTCAGGGAGCAGCACCTAACGTTATTCATAGTTTAGATGCAGCGCACTTAGCACTTACTACACATCGTTGTGATTTTACAATTACAACAATTCATGACAGCTATGGTTGTTTATTTGCTGACATGCCAAATCTCTTTAGAATAGTTCGCGAGACATTTGTAGAACTTTATAAAGATAATCCATTGTTTCCAATAATGGATAATATTGACGGAGATCTTACTTATCTTGAGATGGGTGATCTTGATATTAATTTAATTCTAGAAAGCGAATACGCTTTCGCATAGGAGTTTATATGACACAGCCACAAAGATTTACAATACATGAATACGCAGAATTGACTGGAACAACACCTAATACTGTCCGTACACGTATTGTAAAAAGTCAAGCAGATCCAGTAGATTCTATACGTAATAAAAACGGTAGCATAACTTATGTTTATAGTGGTGTTGATTTAAAAGCATGTATGCACAACTTAAGAAAGAAAGAGAGAGAAGCCATTGAGATCACAAATCCGATGTGCAAGCTTCTTGCTAATCCAATAATGCCTGTTGGCAAATGGTATGGATTTGCGATATGAGTAATGTAGTAGGGTTAACACAACCAAAGAAGAAACACGAAGTAAAGATACTAAACATTGCTGTTGGCCATAAAGCTGACTACTCTGAATTACAAGCATTAATGGAATCTGAATATGAATTAACAGATGTAATTACAACAGGTGGTACAGAAGGTTACCACGGATCTTACACAATTTTTATCTTACAAAAATGGGGTTAATATGTTTATTTCAAAAGTAGAATCATTTCACAAAATCACTTCAATTTCACGTGGCTGTTCAGCTATTTCACGCGCATCAGGGGCATTGGGTAATGATGGTCTTGTATCCATTCTTATAGAAAATCTAAAAGCTGAATTAGCAGCAACACGATTACCTAAGAAACACAATATCAATTCAGAAGATTTACAAAAGATTAATCTGTTTATTACAGCAGAAATCTGGAGAATCTTAGATGATAGTCCTTTTGTAAAGAATAGAACCTGCGAAGACGTAGGTGTTGCATTTGGAGCAAGCTATAGTGTAACTGATGAATGTAAAACTTCTCAGTTTGTAATTGAAATTGATGGTAAAGAGAAACACATCAATGTAAATGTACGTGTAGCATTTCCTAATGGTAAATACACGTCATGGTCTTTAAATAAATTAATGTCAGCAACGCATTTAGATTTCATATCTCAATACTGGGATTAATTAGTTTAAGCCTGAGTATGCTTCAAAACTGCTCAAAACAAAATGGAGGAAAGTATGTTAACATCAATAGGTTGTCTCGTAGCTGTAATGTATTTCGAGGCAAGAAACCAACCAGTTGATACTATGTTAGGTGTAGGTCAAGTATTAATTGAACACGCACGTCCAGGAGAAAATCTATGTCATGTTATTCAACGTGATCCAGGTTTATTTACATGGGCACGACATGGTATGAAAACACCCCACCCTAAAGGTAAAGCCGATAGAGATGTGTTGGATAAGCAATATGAATTGGCGCGAAAAATGTTATTCAGAAATCTCAGAACTACTAAATTAACAGAAGGCTATATGCATTTTAATAATGTGCCTTTAGGTAAGCGCTTCAGAACAAATGTTAAAATGGTAAAAATTGGCGATTTATTATTTTTCTAAGGAGAACCAAATGGATAATATTCTGAGTACGATTAACTATGTTTTAAATTTAGAGATAGACGCATTTGAGGAATACGTCTGTGACCAGTGGAATGATGAAACATTCACACCACGAAATAAACATATGCTTGATAGAGCATTAATAGATGACAATATTGATCATATGTATAAGACAGCTTACTTAGCTGGAGAAGAATATGTTACATTAGTAGCATTTGAGAATAAAGTCAAGAGTTTGACTTTGAATCAACAACAACAAGCAGCAATGTGGAAATAATTATGATTGAAGATATTTGGAAAACAATGCTTTCATTAACAGTAGTAATACCTATTTTTGTATTGCTATTTATACTTTATATACCATTTAAAATATTTGGTATAGATTTGATAAGAACAGTAGAAGGTAAATTAGATGATGTCTTACGGTGATATAGCATTGTGGGCTTCGCTATTCTTTGTGATGTATAAGAATGTGCATTGGTACCGTGTTTCTATTACAGAAGCAGAATTAAATCAAAAGCTTAGAGATAAAATTGCTGAGCTTGAGACAATTATAATTATTCATGGAATCAAAAATGAAAGTAAGCACTAGAGATGTAATGATTAGATTAGGTATCAACCAGATGCAACTAGGTATGGCATTGTACTCAGGACGATTACCTAATCATGGAGCAGATGCCACATGGGATAAAGAATCCATTGAACCATATTTGGTTAATTGGGAACGACAACTCAACAACAAGAAAGAAACAAGTATTAGACACGATTAACCAAGAGGATTAAAAATGCAATATCAATTATTAGAAGCCGTAAGTTGTAGAATTTTAGAAGAAATGGTTGTAGAATCATTACATCAAGGTTGGACACCGCTAGGGGGAGTTGCAGCATGTGTAGAGGAAGGCGCTCCACCAATATATATTCAAGCTATGGTGCGAGAAAATGGTTACATGGTTGTTCTTGAGAAACTCATGGGGCCATCCTATGCTAGTGCTTAAAGAAGAAGTAATTGAAATACTTAGCTTGCTCAAGCTATTGAGAGCAATGTTAGGTGAAGGCAAAAGTGGATACGAGGATTCTGTAGCAACAGTTGATCGTTATATTAATTTATTTTCAGAATGGTTAAAAGCATGATTACATTTAGACAAAACTCAGACGTACGTAATTTCTTTTATGGAAAAGAAGATCATCCGCATTGGGAGCCACTGTGGCAACACTTTTCAAATATCTTAATGAACACACATGATGCTGCAGGTTACATTCATGAATTTGGAGGTAATCTTCATATTCTAGAATCTTTTGGAGATTTCTTGCATGTAACATTTATGGGCATGGATGATAATGGTGTATTTAGAGAGACTAATCTTGCGTTGGATCCTGGTTCATTTGATATTGCTCGAAAAATCGAAGATTCTGACTGGTATGAGTTTCATTTCATCACTACAAATGCAGGTGGTCCGGTTTGGTTCATTCCAGAAGAACTTGCTAAAGTAAATGAAAACGTGCAAGAATCAGTAAATATTTCTTAATAAATGTGGGTCTCTATAAATGCTTAGAGACCCCGTTAAATTAACCCTAATTCAAAAATCAAAAGAGAGAACAGCAATGGCAAAGTTATATGACGTAGAAATTTATTTCGCTAAACTTGGTAAACCAAATGGCAAGTTTAATAAAGAAAATCCTACATGGGAACTCCAAATTCGGACTACCGACAAAGAGAAAAAGAAAGAATGGGAAGCTATTGGATTGACTGTCAAGGCTATCGTTCCAGATGATGGTGATACATATTTCAGAGCTAATCTGAAAAAGAAGTCTATTAAATCAGACGGTACCCCAAATGAACCTGTGAAACTGATTGATGGTAAATTAAGACCTATTGATCCCAACACGATTGGAAATGGATCTATCGGTAATATTCGTGTATTTGAATACGAATATAAAGATCCAATGGGGGCTACAAAGAAAGGCTTTACTCTTATGACAGTGCAAATTACAAAGCATATAGTATATACTCCACGAGTAAGTGAAGACGATTTCGGTGAAACTAATTATGAACGCGAGTTCAGCACTAATGAAACTGAAGACGACGTATTCTAAGGAGACTTTTATACATGGTAAATTATACATACAAGATACTTAATAAAGATCACCAATTTGTAGCTTTTATTAGAGAATGTGAATTAGATAGTATGATTTCTAATTTTAAAGACGGATATTTTATAAAAGCAGAAACAAATAATATGCCACTTCAGGGAATTTCTTTTATTAGAAATATTGATGAACTTGATGCGTGGTATGCACAGATAGATCGAAGACATTGGAAGAAGAAAGAACGTACAATTTCATTTCTATATGATCTTCAAATAGTATATAAAGCAACTATTAATGAATATTTAAATGAGAATATTCGTGATGTTACTGAGTATAATTTAAATAATGACCATTTAACCGCAGTAATTACAGAAAGTAATGGAAACGAAATTGTATTCCATGACGAAGAAGCTTTAGATAATTATCTAATGAATTATCGCAAGCCTGAAGAAGTAAATAATGCAGTAGACCCTAAGCATTACAAGGGATATGTAGATGAATTACAATGGTTAGACACAATGAGTAGAATACCTACCCTGCGTGATCCATTGAAATTTGAAGCAGCAGTTGAATTACAAATAAGAAAATACCTTGACCGTAATGGTCAAAAGGATGATTCTCTACAAGAACTCCAAAAAGCTTTATGGTACTTAAAGTACTTAATCGCCTATAAAAAGGCCGGCAGACCGATAAAGGTTGGAGAAGTAGAAAGCATCCTATAACAAAATCGGCACCTCACTAACACTGGGGTGCCTTTTATTTGGAAATTATATATGAATTATGTATTCGATATTGAAACAGATGGTTTGTTAAAAGACGTAACACAAATGTGGATCATGGTTGTTCATGATGTAAATACTAATAAGCGAATGCGGTTCTTGCAAGGAGATATGAGTTGGATACAGTTGTTTAATAACGCTAGACAAGTTATGGGTCATAATATTATTGGATATGACTTAGCTGTATTAAAGAAGCTATTCAACTATGAATTACCTAAGAGCGTAAAAGCTGTAGATACACTCATTCTTTCACAAGTATTAGACTATAGAAGGTTCGGCAATGATGGGCATGGTTTAAAACGTTGGGGTGAATATTTAGAGTTTCCTAAACAAGAGTTTGAAGACTGGTCTGGATATTCTGAACAAATGGGTGAATACTGTAATAACGACGTTTCATTAAATGTCAAGGTATTAGAGATATTAAAGCAAGAATTGATTGAAGTGTCTGAAAAGAATCCTAAAGTCAAAGAGTATATTAAAGTAGAACATGCAGTAAGTAAGTGGTGTGCCGAAGCTAACTTAGGTGGATGGCCATTTGATTTAGATAAGGCACATATACTCTATGACAGATTACAAGTTGAAATGGATAAGACGTATACTGCACTAAATTCAAAACTTGGCTTAAAGATAGTCGCTGTAGATAAGAAACTTGGTATTGTAGAAGTAAAGAAACCTAAATATAGAAAGGATGGATGTTATGATGCGCATACTGCTCGGTGGTTTGATGTGGATCCTTGGAGTGGGTTCGATCCTGATGATCGTATTGTCGATGGTGAGTATTGCCGTATTCAAGTCGAACCTCTTAGTCTGGACTCGGTAACAGATGTAAAGATATTTCTATATAGACATGGTTGGGTCCCTAATGATTGGAATTATAAAACTGACCCTATTACAGGAAGAAAGGCAAAAACTACACCTAAGATTACAGAAGATAGTTTAGAATTCTTAGGTGGTGATGGTAAGCTCTATAAGGATTTCTTAACTGCAAAGGCTAGGCAAGGCATTTTAACAACATGGTTAAAGAACGTAGATGATCAAGGCAATCTGCACGGTGATTGTATGACAATTGGTACACCAAGTATGCGTGCTAGACACTCTATTATTGTTAACGTACCGTCAGGAGATTCACCATGGGGTAGAGAAATGCGGGAATTGTTCTCATGCAAGCCTGGCTGGAAGCTTGTAGGCTGTGATTCATCAGGTAATCAAGCTAGAGGCTTAGCACATTATTTGAATAATGCTACATTTATTGATACATTACTTAATGGTGATATTCATCAATTTAATGCTGATATTCTTACTGAGATCTTAAAGAAAGATTTAAAGATGAATTATGTAGTACCAAGAGCGAATGCTAAGAGAATTCTATACGCATTCTTATTTGGAGCTAGTGGTGGAAAGCTTTGGTCATATATCTTTGGCTCGCATGATGATGTTAAGGGTAAGAAATTGAAATCAGGCTTTATTAAAGCTGTTCCAGGGTTTAAAGACTTAAGTGAAAAGTTGGAGAAAATATATGGAAACACAAAGAAAAAGGGAGATGGTTATATCCCTAGCTTGGCTGGTACTCGTGTGTATGTTGACAGCTTCCATAAGCTTCTTGTCTATCTACTGCAATCAGCAGAGAAAATTACTTGCGGAGCAGCATGTATGCTTGCAATGGAGCGACTCGAATCTGCAGGAATTCCGTACCAACCCTTGATTATGATGCATGATGAAATTGACTTTATGGTGCCTGAAGAGTTTGCTGAACAAGCAGCTGAGATAGGTAAACAAGCTTTTGCAGACGGCCCAAAACTATTCGGTGTTGAGATTATGGATGGTAGCGGAAAAATTGGTAATGACTGGTATGAGATTCACTAATGAATAAAGAACAATATCTACTTGTATGTTTAATGGAAGAACTCTCAGAAGCCGCACAGGAAGCGTCTAAATGTTTAAGATTCACACTTGATCATAAGTATGAATTATATGAAAAGACTAACAAAGAAAAGCTTAAATCAGAATTATCTGATGTACAAGCTATCTTAATACTTCTTTCATCAGAATGTAATATTAGATTGAATTGTGAAAGAGTGCCTGATATCAGGGATAAGATTGATCGCACATTGCTAAGAATGAAATTGTCTCAGGAAATGGGAGTTTTAGATGCTGATAGCACTGATTGATGGTGATATACTTGCCCATAATTGTTGTTTCAATCGTAGCAACGGCTTTACATACTTTGACAATGAAGGAAATGTAATACCGCAAGTATTTACTAAAGAAGAAGATACAGAATATCGTAAAGCCATATGGCATAACTTTGAGAAAATGCTAGAAGTAATCATGGAAGAGACATTTGCAGACGACTATTGTATGGCTGTTAAAGGCGAAGGCAATTATAGAGATGAAATATTTGTAGACTATAAGAGACATCGCACAATTGGCCCACCTAATCTCTTTGTGCCATTTGTAAGAAAGATGGCAGTAATGCAAGAAATTGCCATAGCTGCAGATGGACGAGAAGCTGATGATTTATTACGTATATGGGCAAATGAGTGTAGATCTCAGAATGTAGATTATGTTATATGCTCAATAGATAAGGATCTATTAATGATTCCTGGAAAGCATTATAATATAAGACATAAAACAATTACAGAAGTTTCAGAACTTGATGCTAAAAGAAATTTCTATGAGCAAATATTAAAGGGCGATGCCACGGATAATATTCCTGGTATTTGGAAGATGGGACCAGTAAAAGCATCAAAAGCTTTGGCACATTGCACAACAGATGAGGAATTCCAAGAGGCAGTAATTGAACAGTATATAAAAGCTAATGGTGATGAATGGCCTGAATATTTATTAGCTAATGCAAAACTTATCAACATCCAGAATACATATGATGATTACTTCTGTTTTGATAACTGGCCATTAGCACAGGAAATTAGAGATGGCTGAATTTAAAGGTAAAATAAACCACACCGTGTCCAATTCAGATATTAGTAAATTTGATAATGGACACTGGTGTTTCAATAGACAGATGAACGTAGGAAATAAAAAATATGTGGGATTCATCTATATTATATATGATACGGTCTTGGATAGATTCTATCTCGGCAAGAAGAATTATAGATCATATGGTAAGGCTACTTATGGGCAAGAATCTGATTGGCGTAGATACAAATCGAGTTCTAACAGCTTGGCGGCTCATTTCGCTAGCAGACCGAAGAAAGAGTTCAAGTTTATTGTCCTTGATGAATACACTACCAAAGGCTCCTTAGCTTGGGCAGAGACATGGTCATTATGTCATGTTGAAACCCCAGTAACACTCAAGTGGTATAATAAACAAATCGAGAAAGTATCATGGGATGTCAAAGAAAATGTATCACACGATCACAGAGTACGATTAACCATGATTACTAAAATGTCACCAGAATGTTTAATTCAATGGCCAAAAGATGGGTAAAATAGTAATTCACAATCAACCGTGTCCAAATCCAGATTGCGGTTCTTCAGATGCACTTCAGATCTATGAGAACGGCACAGCTACATGCTTTAGCTGTCAAACTTGGTTTCCCGCTAACAAAAATAAGGAGTTCACTCACGTGGAAAAACCTAAGAAACCTTTTGTACTAGATGTAGAAAAACTAAGAACTGCTGGCTTTAAAGATAGAAAGATATCTAAGGAAGTAGCGGAATTCTTTGATGTTAAATCAGCATTTAATGAAGATGGCGAAATAGACACACACTATTATCCTTACGGTGAAGGTATTTATAAAGTTAGAAAATTACCTAAAATGTTTTCATGTATAGGTAAACCAACAACTTTATTCGGTATGGATAAGTTTGGAACAGGCGGTAAGAGGTTGATTGTAACAGAAGGTGAGTTAGATGCAATGGCGGTAGCACAAGCATCTCTAGATAAGTATGGGAAGATTTATCCTGTAGTATCTATACCTTCAGCATCTAATGTTAAGACACTCTTAGCGCATAGAGATTGGGTAAGATCATTTGACACAGTAGTATTATGCCTCGATACTGATGAGGCTGGTGAAAAAGCTAAAGCAGAAGCTATTAAATATATAGGTGCTGATAAAGTAAGATTAGCTAAATTACCTGTTAAAGATCCAAGTCAAATGTTACTTGAGAAAGGCGGCCAACAATTATTAATTGCTATTTGGGAAGCGTCTAAATACACGCCTGTAGGTATTTTAGGTAGAGATGAACTATGGGAAGCTTTAAAAGCTTATAATGATACTGAATCTGTACCATACCCTATGTGTTTAGATGCATTAAACACTAAGACTAAGGGTATGCGTGAAAATGAGATTGTACTATTTACTTCTGGTACAGGCTCAGGTAAGTCAACTATTCTCAGAGAAATTGTGTGGCATATTATAGATACCACCCCTGCAATGGTAGGTATTGTATCATTAGAAGAATCACCTGCTGAGACTACACGTAAACTCTCAGGTATTCCGTTGAATATCAATCCTTCATATAGAGAGTTAACAGAGGATGAATTAGAATCAGGCTTTAGAGCAGTGTTCGGTGATGATAGAATTATGGTATTAGATCATCAAGGTTCTATGGAAGATTCAACTCTGTTTGAAAAGCTAGAGTATATGGCATTATCAGGTTGTAAATATCTATTCATTGATCACATTACAATCCTGGTTTCAGAAGGTGTAGATGGGTTAACAGGTAATGAAGCCATAGATAAAACTATGAATGATTTACTTAGGTTATGTAAAAGATATCCCGTATGGATTGGCTTAGTATCACATTTAAGAAAGACACCTACAGGTAAGACATCATTTGAAGAAGGTCAATTACCATCTTTAGATGATATTAAGGGTTCAGGCTCAATTAAACAAATTTCAAACGATATCATAGCATTTGCTCGTGATATGTCACATGATGATGATAGAATAAGAAATCATATTAAGATGAGAGTACTGAAATGTAGATTCACAGGTCTAACAGGAAACGTACCAGGTGTTGATTATGACTATCCAACAGGTAGGTTATCAGCTTCAATACTATTACAACCAGATGATTTTATGGAGATTTAAATGGCACAAATTCTTGAAGAAAGAGAATGCTACGGTACAGACTATCCAGCGTTAATTAACTTCGCTGAAGAACAAACGTCCATATTGTGGACAGCAGATGAAATTGAAGTGGAGAAAGATATCCATGAATTACGAACAAATTGTACAGCAGCAGAATACCACGGAATTGTCAGTGTTCTTTTGCTTTTTGTACACTATGAAGTTAATGTTGGAAATAACTACTGGCGTGATTATATATGTAAGCATTTTCCACGTCCAGATGTTCAAAGAATGGCTTCAGTATTTGCAATGTTTGAACTGAACATTCATGCACCATTCTATAATAAAATTAATGAATTGCTAGGGTTAGATAACCCTGAGTTTTATCTAGCATACTTAGATGACCCCATTCTTAAAGATAGAATGGAATGGTTAGAGAAAGTAGCTACACAATCAGAAACAACATATGATAAGTTAAAATCAGTAGGTGTGTTTAGCATGATTGAAGGCGCTATTCTTTATTCTAGTTTTGCATTCTTAAAGCACTTTAATAATAATGGCAAAAATAAATTTCAAAATATTAATGCAGGAATTAATTTCTCCGCTATTGACGAGAACATTCATAGTCAAGCTGGTGCTTATTTGTTTAACACTCTATATCATGAAGCAATAGAGGCTGAGGAATACTTAGCACATGAAAAACTTGCTAATGAACTAGAGATTACTGCATGGATTTTGTTTGAACATGAAAAACAAATCATTAAGAAAATCTTTGATAAAGGAGATATTCCTGGCATTAATGCATTGATGTTAGAGAACTTTGTACAATCTAGGTTAGATATATGTCTAGAAAGATTAGGCTATCCAGCTATATTTGAACCTAAGTATAATCCAATTGCTGATTGGTTTTATTTAGATATTGAATCAAGTACATTACATGACACTTTCATTGCGCAAGGCAATGATTATCGTAGGGATTGGGCAGAAGCCAAATTTACATGGACACCAAAAAATGTATAGAGAGTTAAGTTTAGAACGTAAACGATTACAAGCGGAGGGTAGATTACCACCTTGGATTATCACAAACAGTTGGCAATTATTGAAAGAAAAGTACGTATCAGAGAAGTATCCTGATTTGTTATCAATATACACACGAATAGCTAGACATGCAGCATCCTATACACCTGATCCAGTCACATGGGAAGATAAGTTTTTTGATATCATGTGGAAAGGTTGGTTAATCCCTAGTACACCTGTGATGGCAAATATGGGTACAGGTTTCGGATGCCCTGTCAGTTGTTCAGGTGGCTCAATAGAGGATCAAGTATATGACTTTTATGAAAAACAAAAAGAAGTTGCAGTACTTAGTCAACAAGGTTACGGAACGTCTAACTACCTTGGGAATATCCGTTCTAGAGGTAGCGCTATCAGTGGTGTTGCTGGTAGTGCTTCTGGTGTATTGCCTGTATTTAAAGGCTTTGTAAAGGTAGCACAAGATATCTCTCAGGGCTCACAAAGACGTGGTGCATGGGCAGGTTACTTAGAAATTGACCATGCTGACTTTGATGAGCTTGTGACACATATAACAAAGCATCCTGATGATGCCAATGTAGGTTGGATTATCAATGATGCGTTTATTGAACGTCTTAACAACGGTGATGCAGATGCTATCAGACGTTACCAGCGTGCAATGAAGCTTAGACTGCTTGGTAAAGGTTACTTCTTCTTTATCGATAAAGTAAATCGTGCTAATCCCCCAATGTATGTAGCTAAAGGGTTAGAAGTTAAAGCTTCAAACTTATGTACTGAAATAGCATTGTTCAGTGGTAAATATAAAGAAGAAGAATATACATTTGCATGTGTATTATCGTCTATGAATGCATTATACTATGATGATTGGAGTAAGACAGATGCTGTATTCATTGCTACAGTGTTCTTAGATTGCGTTAACCAAGATCAAATTGAAATTGGTAAGAAACGCAAAGGTATGGAGCGTATTGTAAGGTTCTCTGAAAAATCTAGAGCATTAGGTTTAGGCATGCTAGGCTTCCACAGTTACTTACAAGAAAAGATGCTACCATTTGATTCATTTGAAGCTCACAATCTCAGTCAATCAATGTTCTATCACTTGTATGACAAAGCGCGAGATGCATCAAGATGGATGGCTCGTGAATGGGGTGAACCTGAATGGTGTCGCGGTCATGGAATGCGTAATACACATTTAATAGCTATTGCACCTAACTTATCATCGGCATTATTTGCAGGAGGTATGTCACAAGGTATTGAACCGATCTACAAGAATGCATTTGTACAAAACACCGCTGGTGGCAAAATGTTTAGATCTTCACCTAAGCTTAGAGAAATCATTAAGTCGCACGGTGAAGATGTAACAGCTGCAATGAAGCGTATTGTAGATGATAATGGTTCAGTTCAGAATGAAGATTATCTAACTGATGAAGAAAAGGCTGTGTTTAAAACAGCATTTGAAATTTCACCTGAAGCAATTATTAGACTTGCATCTGCTCGTCAAAGATATATTGATCAGGCTCAATCTATTAACCTTTTCTTTAGTGCCGATGAGAGTGAAGCTTATATCTCACAGATTCATCAAATGGCATTTCAGGATGAGGGTATTAAGTCATTATATTATATCAGGACTACTAATGGAATCAAATCAAACGCAGCAGGAGAATGTATCGCTTGTCACGCTTAGCCCAAGTCATTTCGTGCTAAGTGGTAATAGCAGAAACCGCAGAAAACAATTACGGGCGTTGTATCGTAAGTATAAGTATGTTCAAGCATATCAGTGGGGAACTACTGGTTATCGTATTAATGAATATTTAGCGTGGAATTAGTTATGACAATTGGACCAAGCAGACAAACAGATTACCCTAAAATTTTTAAAGATACAAAGTGGGATCGTAATTCGCGAAGTGATGATTTCTTTCTTTGTAACAACATGAATAAATTTGCAAAAGAATTTGATTTGCAAAAACATATGCCTTTAACTGGGCGCCAAGCTGCTATATTACATCGAAAATGGGAATATTATGCAGATCATTTAGATAGATTTAGATGTAAAGATGGCCGTATTGTTGTAATTACAAGTCCCTACCCAGGCCGTAGACCTGAACTAAAATCACATGGCCGAACAAGTAATATTTCGGGTCTTGATAGATATATTGACTTGTATTATGAAGAAGCTGAAACATATATTATGGTGTTTGACAATGCCGGCATGTTTAGAAACTATTTAAAATAATCTTACTGGGGAACTTCGGTTCCCCTTTTAATCGGAGAATAAAATGACAAGTGATGACGTATACGATTTATTACAAGCAATAGCGCAACAGCCGTCTAAAAATGAAAAGATTATAATGTTAGCATATGGTCTTGAAGATGAGATGTTTGAAGATATTATATGGCATGCATATGACCCATTCATCATGTATGGTATTAGAAATATAGAAGAGCCTTTCAAAAATGGTCGGGATGTGTTTAATGATTCTACATTTACTTTGTTAGATAACTTAGCTAAGAGAAGGCTAACAGGTAATCATGCAAAGGCAAACATTAACGCTCACTTGCAAACACTAACATCTAAATCTCAAGTTTTATTCTGTCAAATTCTTAATAAAAGTTTAGATGCTGGCTTTGATGTGAAATCTATTAACAAGGCAAAGCAATCTGAATTCATACCTATTAAGAAATATATGCGGTTTAGCCTTCCTAAGAATGTTAAGATGGATAAGTTTCCATTTCCTGCATTCTCCCAAGAAAAGGCTAATGGCTTGTTTGTAAACATCACTAAGAGTGCTGGTGATATTTCAATGTTATCACGTAATTACCAGCCAATGAATGTCTATGAGTACTATGATCTGATATTTGAATTAAGTCCTCATATGAAAGATGGATATCAGTATCATGGTGAATTATTAGTAGAAGTGAACGGGGAGCTCCTAGAGCGTAAAACTAGTAACGGTATCATACGCAGGGTTAATTTAGGCGGCAGCTTTAAGCCAGAAGAAAAACCTGTATTCATGGTTTGGGATCGAGTAAAGTTGTCGGGTATTGCTAACGGGGCAGATGATGAGCCTTATTATTCTAGATTAAATAACTTACACTTTGATTTACTACATCTATCTGATGTTAATCTAGGCATTGCATGTAAATGGACACGAATAATTGATACACGGACTGTTAATAATCTTCAAGAAGCAGAAACGCATTTCATAGAGCTTGTTAAACAAGGTAAAGAAGGCAGTATGCTTAAGAAACAAGATATGCTATGGAGAGATGGCACTACAACTAGTGGTGTTAAGTTTAAGAAAGAGTTTGAGTGTGAGTTAAGAGTAATTGATTTTATACCAGGAACAGGTGCTAATAAAGAAACATTCGGTTCACTATTATGTGTAACAGAAGATGGTGACTTAAGTGTTGGTGTAGGTAACTTAACAGATGCATTGACACAAGAGATTTGGAACAACAGAGGAGATTGGTTATATGCAATTATAGGTGTAACGTATTCAGAAGTAATTTGTGATGAAAAAGGTAACTATTCATTATTTGAGCCTAAGTTCATTGAGAGACGCTACGATAAAGATGAAGCAGATACTTTAGAACATTTGTTAAATATTCAGGAGGGCATATATGATGACGCCACTTTACATTTATGAAAGGCAGGTGGAAATTCTAATAATTGAAAAGAAACATGCTATTCAATTGTTAGAACAAGAGCTTTTGATCAGAAACAGACAGTTAAAGAATCTATTTAAAATCCAGAAGGAAATCGAAAATGAAAATAAAGCTGAACAAGAAGTATAGAACACGTCACGGTAAAGTTGTCAGAATTATTGAGACGACAGAGAGTCCTGTGTATCCATTTGGTACAAATGCTGATTATACAGTAACAAAGAATGGTAAGAGATTCGATTATGACGAATCAGATTGGGATTTAGTAGAACGTGTGCGTAGCTTTAAGTTTAAAGCTAATCGCCAATACTTTACACACGAAGGAAATCCTGTGACATTAACAGATATAGAGCATTATGGTAGATATGTATTTAGTGGCGATAATGGCTATGACTACACAATAGGTGGTAAAATGTATTTTGATACAAAATCTGAGTGCGATTTGCTAAGACCGCCTAGAGTAAAAGTAGGTGGTATTTATGTAACACGTAGCGGTCAAATAGCTAGTATAACAAAAACAACCAGTGACGTAGGGTTCTATAGATATGAATATAGTACAACTAATGGCTGCAAGTTTGGTGTAAGTAAATATGGTGAAATATTTGAAAATGAACAGTCTGATTATGACATAGTTGATGTATATAAGCTAGAGGCCAAAAAACTCTATATTGGTGCCAAAGGTCATGTGTATAGAGTTGAATCAGGGCTTGCAACTAAATTAACAGGATTGCTCAAGGGGCAGCAATTTTCTATTTCAGATATGAACCTTGTGAGTGAATTCAATGGACTCTGTTTAGAAGTTGGTAGTATGTATGTTAACGAACGTGGTGATAAATATGAGATAATACATATTAGAGATAATGAACATGTTGTTGCAATGGGCGCGAATGATGATTCCTTACGTATATATACACGTAAGGGTTGTTACAATGAGTGTGGTACTTACAGTTACGAAGACTTAATTAAAGAGGTTTAACAATGGATCTATATGAAAATTATGGCGAAGAAGTAGATTGGGGTAAAGCAGCAGCTGAAGATGAGGACGAATCTTGGATCGACGATGATGAAGAAGAACTTGATGATGAATGGGAAGAGGAGGATGAATAATGGCATTTTATAGAGGTCAATTAAGTGAGTCTCAAGAATGGGACTACGATCCAGAACCTGAAGAAGAAAATTGGGAGGAAGATGGTGACAGAATTCTTGGCCCACACGGCTATCACAGAAACTGCATGTGCTATTCATGCAATCCACCGGGGTAATCATATGAAAAAATTAAAATTAGTAAGAGTATCAACACCGGCAGGTGATTTTCACGCACTAGTTTCTTCTCAGATCAATTTTGCTTATTTTAAAGGATTTGGTGGCGCACCCTCCATATCTGATGTTAACTACTATGAAGAGCTGGCCTTAGCGCCGCCCGAATCAGAAACATTCTGTAGTCAATTAACAGACATTTCAGAGTATTTAAAGATGGCGGAGATGGTGATCGTATCTTAGGGCCGCATGGCTATAATAGAAACTGCATGTGCTATTCATGCAATCCACCGGGGTAATTTATGAAAATCGAAATTCAAAAGAAGTACAAAACGCGATGTGGCTTCAAAGTTGAAGTACACCAAATTATCACATCAGTTAAGACTGATTATCCAGTGTTAGGGCGTTATTATGACACCGATTATGCAGAATGGATTGATGAACGTTGGATGTTAGATGGGCGATGTGATGAAGAGGTAGTTGATAATGATTTAGATTTATATGAAAGAGTTTAATGGTAAGCTCTCGTTAACAAACCAAGAGGTTAAGAACATGTATGAAGAGTTAAGTTTTAAAACACTTATCGGCGGAATAGCTGTAGGCAGTATTATCACTATTCTAATTGCTAATGTAGTTTTCAAAGACTACAGAGAAGTCCACCAAACAAACATTGGTGGTGTTGTAATCGAGGGCAAGCACATTTATGAGCTTGTCGAACTCCAAGATCCAAGCCAAGGGGTAGTAAGAAAATGATTGATTTAGATAAAGCATATGAAACACAAGATGGCCGCGAAGTTGTGCTTTTGGGTATTATTGAAGAGCGTTATGGCTATCCTGTACTTGGGTTGTATTTAGATGACGGTGATTGGGAACATACTTCATGGACTATGGAAGGATTAGTTAATAAGAATGATCCATTCAATGATCTCAATCTTGTGGAAGTTGGCGACTCAGTACCCGCGCTACCCACTGGCATCAGGGTGCCCAAATTTGGGCCAGAAACTGGGGCAGAGCTGGCAACCGCGTCTGAGGCATCCCTGCAGGCATGGGGCAGGTTCCTCGTGCCGTCTGCGGCCAGCGGGTAGCAAAAGCAGTACATTAACGGGTTCGGGCTGTAATGCGAGTGTGCCAACCCCGTTAAATTAACCCTAATTTCAAATAAGAAGTTAGATTCTCATCTCGTATTAAGAACTGTAAGAGCATTGGGCAAAAGCGCACTAAGTGGGACCGCACAGATAAATATTAATTAATAATTTATCTTAAGGAATTCATCATGTCAGTCCAAATCCAACAAGCATTCGTAGTAAACGGTCAAACATTTGCAACTAAAGCAGAAGCATTAAACTTTGTTAGACGTCCATTGATTTTAGCAGCTATGTTAACAGCTGTAAGCAATCAAACAGACGTTGCAGAATGGTTAGTTGATAACCAAGACACAGTTGAATCTGCTTTCGAAAGTGGTACTATTCGTCGTGTGACTAAATCTGATTATAACAAATTGGAAAAAGCACTTGCGGAAATCACTTCAGGTTTCTTATTTGACAATGCAAAAGCTGTCTTAGATTCGTTCAGATGGCCTGCTGTAAAACGTTTAACTGCTGAAGAAAAAGTAGAAGCCGCTAAAACAGAAATCTTACAAGCATCAGGTAATCCTGAACTTGCTGATTATGTTGTTAGTAACTCTGCTGCTATCTTGGAAGCTTATAGCGCTGGTGTTGAAAAACGCGAAGTGTCACCTAAAGCTGCTGCTGGTTTAGCAGAATACCAAGCTAAGAAACGTGCTGAAGAAGATGCAGAAGCTGAGTCTAAAGGCCCAGAAGCTGTAGCTGAATTGGCTGCAAAACGTGAAGCTAATCGTTTAAAACGTGAAGCAAAAGCTGGTAAGTAATTTTTAACAAACACCCCTTGACCTTAATGGTTGAGGGGTTTTTAATCAAAAACTGGAGATAAAGAAATGATGAGATATTTAACAGCATATACAAACAATAGCGTGCGTCTTCAAGTTGAAGATATTGCTCGTAAGGAATTTAAAACATTAGTACAAGTAGCGAATGAACTGATAATCCAGGGCATTGAACTAGTCACTATTCAAGACCTTATGGTAACATCTCGTGAAGCAACAGTACGTGGTCAAATGCCATTAAAAACTTACATTGAATTAGTTGATAAAATACCTTTTGTTTCTTATAAACAAAAAGGAAAATGCAACGAGTATCTTGGCTTGGCAATAGAAAAAGCTTTAAAAGCACGCCCTAGAAATGCTATTGTAGATCTTGAATATAAAACTTTAAAATGTTCTCTTAACTCTCACATAGACCTACTAAAGCTTTTATATCCTAATTGTAAAGTCGATGGGATGGAAGTTAAAGTTTCTATTGCTAGTGATCAAGCATTCTTGCGTTTAAAAGAGATTATCTCTACTCAACCAGGTATTAAACTTAACACTGATCCTACATCTGGTAAATTTAGTATTATAAGTTCAGAGGGTAGGATCGCTAAATTTAGAAGAAATGATTATGAATTCTTATTAGAGATTAAAGAGGGTTCTATATTGATTTTAGCTGATGACATCTCTGAAAATGATTTAATTGCATTAGGACGCGATGTGTTGGACTTTATTAATCGAGGTTAATTATGAAAGAATTTGAAATTTTGATTAAAGAAAGGTATTTTATTTATAATGCTATTAATGGCACAATTACAAGGCATAATGGTGCTAATGCATGTCTTACACAAAGCGTTGGTAAAAATAGAGGTGTGCGCTGTGTAGTTCGTGTACCAGGTTCTGCGAAAAAACAAACATCTGCAGCACGTCTTGCGTGGAGATTGTATTACGGGGAATGGCCTAGTGAGCCTATAGCGTTTAAAGACAAAGACTCATTTAACATAAGAAGCGCTAACATGTATACTTTAAACAACCCATTACCAATCTTGGGCAAATTTTCAACACTACTAAATGGTATTTCAAATGAATCAAAAAGAAATTAGAAGATTATTCGATTATGACGCGATAACAGGTTGTTTATATTGGAAAGATGTAAAGTTCAAGACTAGCCACAATGCTGTAAAGTTTGATGGCGGTGGTAGCAGAATTGTACAGCATAACGGTAAGATGTACATAGCAGCACGTCTAATATGGACATTGCATTATGGTAATGAACTCACACGTAAAGACTATCTTGGTTATGTGGATGGCAATCGGAACAATACTAAAATTGAGAACTTATTCTTAAAAGATGGTACAACGATTAAGAGTGTGTACAGAGATATTAAGCCACGAATATCGGCTGAAAAGATTGTTTATGACTTTGCTATGAATAATAAAGGCGCCATAATCTCTAAGACTTTTAGAACGCTAACAGAAGCATTAGAGTATAGATCGATTGTTCGTAAGCATTTAGGCGCAGTATTTATTGGGATGGACGCATGAACATTATAGTAGTTAAGAGTACAGAAGATGAGTTAATTACAATCAACTTTAATGCAACAGAGAGTGTAACACTTTATTCAGATGATAAGAAGTACTATGTAGGCGTTTCATATCCTACTCACAATAAATGCCACACTGTCACATATGAAACTTGGCATGAAATAGCTCGTGCATTAAGATTCCAATGGTCAAAGTTGCTGTAGTTATACTCTTATTACTATCTAATAGTGTTAACGCCTTCACGGGCGTTGACATTGATGGTGATAAGTTTGAGTACAAACACAATATGATGTATTCTAAGAAACCTATTGTCATGGCATGGGTTGGAGATATACTTGGTGGACATCATATTCATACATTTATTGCAAAAGTGGAGAAGCATAATGTTAAAATTAGAAATGGGCAAAAAGTACAAAAGCACAGACGAACAGATTTGGGAAGTCGTGTACATCGGTGATAAAGATATTACATATCCAGTCATTGCTACAACATATGAAGACTGGATATTAGACCCTGCAACATTTACGCTAGATGGAAAATTTATTAATGGCGATTTTGATGATAACGATTTAGTAGAGGAAGTGAAATGAGTTATTGTGCATTGTATTTTATTTCATTAGTTGGTACACCATATGTTATTTATGATAACGCTGTGTACTCAAATCAACCGATTCCAGGTATGACAACAATCTTAGTAACACCTGAAATTATGGATCACTTTATTGAGCAGAATGAGGCTACCTGTAATGATTGAAGTAGATAAAGAGTACAAAAACCTTAACGGTCAACGTGTTCGAATATTGTTTAAAGAGCATGATCAGTTTGTAGGTGAGAACATGTATAACGGTGATCTTGAGTGGTATAGTAAAGAAGGTCATGGATATGTTGATTTAGTTGTAGAACAACCACTAGATCTTAAGGTCGGTGATACATGGTTAGATCATTGGAATAATCATGTATATATTGCTAGTATTAGCCCCACAGCACAAAGTGGGAGATACCCCGTTATTGGTATTTTGTACCCTAACACCATTGGTCAAATGACTGCACGCTATTCTAGAGATGGTAAAGCAGCATGTGCCAGTCATTATCCTTTAAAGGAGAAAATAAAATGAGTTTTGTTAAAGTCACAGATCAAGGGACTAGTGTAGATGATATAGTAATTAACCTTGATAGAATCTCAGAAATATGTATTTCAAAATCTGGAGAAAATTTCTCTGTAAGGATTTCATATGATGAGGTTAATGCTTGGTCAAGCTATTTGTTAAATGAAGAAGATCTAGCTAAAATTGAAACGGCAATGGGGTTGAGATAATGATACAAGTCAACAAAGAGTATAGAAATACATATAACCATCGTATTCTTATTGTATGGGAAAAGGAGGATAGATTTGCAGGTGTCAATCTATTCGACGATTCTTTAAATTGGTATCGTGGGAACGGTGAGTGTGTAACTGAATCTGAATATAATCTAGTGATGCCTATGAAACTAGAAATTGATCACATATATAGTAACACAGATGGTGATCGATATATTGTTAAACACTATGATGGTTATGGTAATTATTGGGCAGCTAGGCTTGGCCAAGCGTGTAATGGTTCTTGGTTCTATGAGGATGGGAGATATTATAGAAACGAAGAAACAAGTCATGATTTAATTAAGGAGATATTCTAATGAAGGTTGGTGATAAAGTTATAGTGAGGGGTGTACAAGGCGTCTTAGTACATATTGATGAAAATCCCAACACAGGGTTGCCATATTTGACGGTAACCTATAAAGATGGTCGAAGCCGTGCTGAATGGGTCAGTGAAAATGAGTTAATAATATCACCTAAGTTTAAAGTGGGTGATGTTGTTAAGAATGGTAATGGTCTAGAACATGTTATTATTAGTGTAAGCCCAGATGAAAAAGATAGTGAATATACGGTCTTTGCATTAATGCATAGAAATACATCTATGGCTGGTACAAATTGGTTTTCAAAAGATGGTTACCTCCGGGTCTGTGATCCTGAATCAAAGCGTAATTTAATTCCT